GTTCTTGGCTGCGCAGATCTCCATTGTTGAGATCTCGGTGTCCTGACCCAATGGCCTTGTAAGCCTGGTTCATCATTTTTTGTTCAACTTCGGTGTATGGGGTAGCAATGTCGTTTCTGCCAGCCCAACTTTCACTGTCAATTACTAGTGGTTTGCCTGAACCATCAGCCATGGCCGCAGCCATCATGATACGATTGAGTTCGTATGTGCGATCTGCATGCTCGTTGTCAACAAAGGTGTTCAAGCCCACTGTTGCGTTTTGCAAACGTTTGCTTATGGCTCCTTCTTTGTGTTCAACAACAAACTCATGTGCTCGCATTAGCCGTTACCTACACCATTAGATCCAGCTGTTGCTGAAGTACGAGTACCTATTTCTTGAATAGTAACGTTTCCGCCAACAACTGTGAGTTTGTTGCCAACGCCAACATAAATGTCTTGACGACTGTTTGCGGGCACAGATACAGCATTGCTATAAATGTTACCAACAACAGTACCAGCATTGGCCCAATTACCAGTAGCTGGATTTTGATAAGTTAACTGAACTGCTTCAACTTGAAACGTTACAGTATTAGAGCCAGTGCTGATACGAGCTTTGTCAGTGTACCAGGCTTGAGCTGATGCACTTGTATAAACGTTTGCTTGTGCCATTATTTCTTATCCTGTGGTGGAATTGCAACCACTGGTTGAAATAACTGACGTGTTTGATGTAGCACGCCAGGAATTTCCACAGCCTGTTGCTTGTAACCCTGTGTTGCAGGGCTATGCGGATTCAGCACCGGTGGTGTTGTTAAAACTGATTCTTTAAGAACTTTGCGTGTCATAATATTACCCCTTGTATGCTTTCCACTGATTGGTTAAAGAAAAAATACTTTCTTTAACTTTTTCCATGTCTCCGTCGCCGTCTAAGTCAGCTTCTTTCTTGCCATCAGCACGAGCCTTGGCCAAATTGCCAGTGAACTTGTTACCTTCTTCAACGTCGTCTTCTTCAACTTTTTTGGCTTCTCGGATGCCAGCCATTTCTCGGATACGAGCAAGCTCTTCGTCTTCGTTCATACGTGCTGATTTGCTAAAATTATCTTCTCCATCAACTGCAACGTCAGTAACAGGAATAGTTGCCATGCCGCTGGCCTTGGGCTTGTTCAAGCCTCCGCTGTATCCAAAATTGTTTTGTGCAGTTTCTTGATCAGTAGGCCAATCAGGTTGATTGTCGCTTACAGCGTTGTCACCATAGGCTTCATCTACTTCTTCACTGTCGCATCCGCAGTCTGGTTCACCGCAGCCGCATGCTGATTTGTAGCCACTGCCACCGTAACCTTCACCATTTTGAATAGCGTTTAGTTTGCTCAACAATTCATCTTTGACAGAACCGTGACCAATTTCACCTTCGCCAGCTTCGTGTCCCATGGAACCGTCAGGACCAGGACCTTCGCCTCTTCCTAAACCAGCAGACTTCAACAGTGTTGCTAACTTGATAGCGTCTTCGTCGCTAGCAGTAATGGTCAAGCTCTTGCCGCCTTCAGTGCTGTCACTCATATTGATGCTCATGCTTTCGTCTAGGCGACTCATGCTTTCTTTGATCATGTTTTCTAGTTCATGATTCATAGAATCATAAATGCCTTTGCCAAAGCTGAATCCGCTTGACGCTGTAGGTGTTCCTGTTCCGCCTGCTTCTTCAGTTTTTTCTTTCTTCTTGCCTTCAGGCTTTTTCTTTTCAGGCAAGCCTTTGTGCTTGGTAGATGCAAAATCTTCTGCATCTTTCTTCTTCATGGTCTTGGCAACTTTGGCAACTTCTTTGCTAGGGGCTTTTTCGCCCTTTTGTGTTGCATGAACCATGCCCATGAAACGCTGTTGCTTCTTGCTTACTGCTTTTTCGTCAAGCTCTTGTTCACCTTCTGCTGTTGAACGGCCGATTGTGCGGGCTACGCCTGCTGTTCTTTGGCCTGCTTTGGGATTAGAAGCATCCATAGCTTGCGGCATTGCTTTTTTCTGATATGACCCGACAGTAGCAGGAGATAATTCATCTAGCTCTTGACTGCCTTTGCTAACTTTGTAGCCGGCTTTTTTAAGCACAGCCATTGCTTGTTTGACATCATCGCCTTCGTTGTCACCTTCTTTGACTTTCTTTTGCCATGTGGTGCGATCGGCTTTGCGGCTCTTGGCAGTCACACGCTCTTGTGATGGGCCACCAGCTTTCTTGGGACGACCACGTCCGCGCTTTTCGCCTTGTGCTGGTGTGTCATCACCTGTGTCAGTTTCGCCTGTTTTAGCATCATAGCTACGTGTGTGACGGATACCAGTGGCAGTTTTCTCAACTTCGCCTTTACTGGTCTTCATTTTTTCACCAGTCTTCATTTGGCTGCGTCGACGATCAACATCTTTGATCATATCGTCCCAGCCTTCGTCAGTTTCTTGCTTGCCGCCTTTGCGAAGCATAGCAAAATCATTGGCATCCAACTTGCCGTTTTTGTTCATGTCAATTTTCTTTTGCTTTGGACTTAGTGCGCCTTTGATTGCTTCAGCAGCAACGTCGCCCAACATTTCGTCAACTTCTTTCTTGGCGCCAGCAATCTTGTCAGCAAAAGTAATTTTGTCCTTTGGTTCAGCCAATGCTGCAAAGCTCTTGGCCTTGGCAGGACTCATTTTTTCTTTGACTTGTTGTGGCTTCTTGCCGGTTTGTGGTACGCCAGCTTTCTTTTGCAAGTCGCGAATCATGTCTTCGTCTGAGCCATGTCCTAGTTTGTTCAACACAGCGCCGCCAACTTTCTTGGCCATACCGCCGACTTTCTTGGCCATGTCGCCTAGACCTTCTTCCATGCTCTCATCATACTTGTTGTACTTGTCACGGATTGGATCTAGTGCTTTGCCTTCACGTCCGGCCTTGGCCAATGCTTCCATACCTTCTTTGCCATACTTCTCATAGCCCTTGGCAGCACGGCTCATGCCTTCTTCTTCCAACTTGCCTTGTGCTTTGAGTTTGTTGCGAACAGCACCAGCCACACGCTCACCAGCAGCCTTGCTACCATAACGCTCACCAGCGTCTTTAGCAATCTTAGCAAAGTTCTTGCCTGGCTTGCCTTCGTCGCGCTCGTTCAACTGGCCGTGTGTTTTGCTGGGCGTAGCACGGATCTCATCCAGCTTTTTGTTTAAGTCGTAAAAAAATGTCATTTCTATTATCCTCTTGGGTGGGAACCAGTTGCTGGCTTTGGTGGACGCTTGATGTTGCTCATTGGGCTCTTGTCTCCCATTGACAACTCATTTGTAGTTTTGGCTGGAGGAGTTTTACCACCAGCCACTGTGAAGTCGCTCTTGTAAGCGTTTTTAACAACAGCATGATCATATGGACCAGTTGCATAGTCTTTGCTTAGAGCTTTTTGTTTGGCATCAGGAGCAGGGTATGTGGGATCATCCAATAAGTCTTTGTTCTCATCTTCAATCTTAGCAGACTCAGTATCCAGGCTTTCTTCGTATGGTGTGGTGTTCATCACAATACGATTAGGATCTAGTCCCAATAGCTGTGCCAGTTGTTTAATTTGTGGTTCGATTGCTGGATATCTAAACTCTACATCCACAATGTTCATTGACTGATTAGGGAAGGCCGGAAAGTCTGGAATCGCTTTTCTCACCGGGGTAGTTTTAGCATCGCCCATTTTGACAATGTCAAACTGTTCGCACTTTTGTTTGAGCTCTTTAAAGAAGCCTGCGGGCACATCGCCTACCACTTTGATGCGGTAATTGTATGTTCTTTCACTTTCAGCAAGGTATTTTGCAAATGGTTTCATGTTCGGTATCCTGTTGTATATTTATTCTTTTTCAGTGTCTTTGCCCTTGCTGATAATACGATTTAACAAATCGTTGCGGCTCAATACCACACCTGTACCTGCTTGTGTGGGGTTGTTTGCATTGGGGTCTGATTGATCTAACTTCATCTTTTTCATCTGTAGATCAATCATCTTGAGCTTTTTATCTAGCTTGGCAGTTTTTGCTGTAATTGCATGACCCAACATGTTGCTGGCCACTGAAAAAATTTCGCTAGCAAATCTTGAGTCAACCTGCATACCAAGATCCATGAGATCTTTGTAACTGCTGGTAGCAAGTCCTGCAAGTTCGTCCATTTCTTCGTCAGTTGATTCTAACCCACGCACAGCAGGCAGCGCATTGTCAATTTTATCAATGGCTTCGTCTATTGCCACCAATGTTTCGCGATTGGCAGGCAATGCAGGTATAGCTGCATCTACTTCTTGTTCAGAAGGCGGGAGGTCAAACAGTTCTTCAAGTTTGCGAGTCATGCCATATTTAGTGGCTTATGCTCGACCGTTGTGGAACATTTGGTCTTCAGTAATGACCCTGAATGTCAAGCCTTGACGTGCGCACCATTTTTGGGCAGCGTCCCATTTTGCATAGTTTATAGCCACTACAGCACGATCTCTCGAGCTCATTTTGCTTTCAACTACACTTTGCTTTTTGGGTTTGATTTCGATCAACTCTGCTCGCATGGTGTTGCCACGAGTGCGATAAGTTATCAAAAAGTCTGGCACATAAACTGTTTGTTTGCCAGTGAGTGGGTGTCTATAAGGTATTTGTACTGCTTCGCTGGCCCACTGCAAGATGTGATCGTTTGTGTCACAGAAGCGCATGAAGCTAAGTTCCCAACCTGATCTGTATCGGGGTTTGCCTTGCCCCACATACTTGGCTGGGTTTAAAATATCATAAAACCCCTGTGCCCACTTGGCCATCACTGCACCACATTTCTAGCTGCGTAGTAATTTGGTGTCACTGCAACACCAATGCCTAACAATGTGGCTTGATTGCGAATGCTGTTTAAGTAGTAGGCCATGCTGGCATTTAGACTCATGCCAGCTTGTCCTTCAAAGCCTTGCAATAAGGTAAGAGCAGGAATGTTTGTTTGTTCAGATACTCTGAACAAGCTCACTGTAAAATTGCCAGCTGCTTGCTTGTTACCCATTTCTTTCAAGAAAAAACTGTAGACAATATCATATTCAGCCGCAGGAACGTTTACGTCATAGTCGTAGAAACTATCAAACACCCTGACTGTTGCATCTAAATTAGGATTGGTATAATTGATTGAGCCCATAATACTTAATTAGTCGGGGGCGACTGTGGTGTCGGGAAGAACATGCCGGTTGGACGTCCTTGCACTGATCGCACAGCGCCAGGGATACTTCCTTGAATGGCTTTAATACCTAGGCTAGCTGATTCTGACTTGGCCATTGAAGCAAGATTTTTGCCTTTGAATGTGTTGTAGGCTGTGCCAGCTTTTTGTGCCGCACCAATCACACCCAACAAACTTCCGCTTTGTAAATCTTCCAAGATACCACCTCCTGCGTCAAGCAAACCACCTTGACCAAAGATAGTTGAGTTGGCACCGGGTCTTGCAATAGGACTGAGTGTGGTATCGTAGTGACTTGGGTCACCAAATCCTTCAACGTTGACGTCAGGACGGGGTCTGCCAATAGCACCCGAGTAGTACTTCACAGTTTCGTAAGCAATGGTCATGCTGTTTTGCATGATGCCACTGCCTTGTGTATAGTCGTACTGGTCATGACTCCAGTTTGTGATAATTGGATTCAACAATACATATTCAGCATACTTGTGTTGGTCCAAACCGTAGATTCTAATGTCTCGGAAAAACGGTGGTTTGCCTGAAGCAGTGGTTGGCCCTTGATTCCATGACTCACCAATAAAGCCCCAGTCATTGACATTGCCAGTACGCTTGTCTTCGTAGATGTCACGAGCATTGTATCCAAAACCCGCGGCGCGGTTACCAACAGGGCCAATACTGCCGTTGGTACTGTTGGGGTTCAAGTAATCATTGTTGGGGTCTTTGTAGTAGTACGCAAAATAGTTGTACCACATGTTGCGAACGTTGTCGCCATAATCGTCATGAAATGTAAGTGTCACAGGCTCATAGTTGATCTTGGTCTGTATTACACGTTTACGATTGTATTGATTCAGTGTGTCTGTAGCTATAGTATACTTGGGGAGATCGACAGTTTTAACTACGTAACTGAGATTTTTAATGTCATCCATGCCCATGGCCGAACTCAAGCCAGGAATTTCTTTGTAGTTTAGTGTAAAGCTGACATGGAATAAAAATTTGAATCGAGGCTTGAGCTCAAAGCTGTTGGTGGTAAAGGTTTTACTTGCGTGAGTGTAATCACGCAAGTTATTCACATTAGTAAAACCTTTGAGAAAGTCCTGCCCAAACGTTGGCATTACTTACTCCTTACTGACCTTGGCCTACACCAGTAACTACGTCACCAACGGTTCTACCAATAGCTGCACCAACACCAGAGTTATCTGGGCTTTGGTTAGCATTGTCATAAGCAATGGTCATGTTGACTGTGACAGCTTCGTTAGTGCCATAGTTCAATTCACCATAGTCTGCACCTTTTAAGTAGCAGCCATACAGTTCCCAAGTTTCAAGAACCACAGGCTCAGCAGCGCCGTTGCCACCGTCAAGGATTTGAAGTTTAGTAAGGAATTTATAATCAATACCAGAAGCAGCAGACGCCATTTCCATGAAGTCCATTTGCTTTTGTAATTGCTCACCAATCAATTTGCTGACGCTGCCGCTGGCATCGTCGCGAACACTGATTGCAACATCGGTCCAGCTGTGACGACCAGCCAACTTCAATGTTGAGTTGTAGATTGGTAAAGTAATTTCTTCGAACGTCAAGTTAGGACGAGCAGCCGAAACCACTTGCTTGGTTAATTCTGTAGTCGGTTTACTAATACCGAAGTTTTCAAAGAACACGCGGAAGCGGTACTTTAGTTTTGGCATCAACAGACCCTGTACGCTAGAACTTTGATCGCTAGCTAGGGGTACTGTCATACGCTGTAATGATGAAACTGCCATTTGTTATCTCCTATATGTTTATTTACCTGAATTGGAGACCGAAAAATCGGCCCCCAAATTCATCAAGCTGCTGTTCCAGAGATCTCACCAGTATTCTTAATACGCAATGGAATGTAAATAAATTCCACTGCTTTCACTGGTTCAATAGCAATGTCAACCCATAGCTCGTTACGATCGATACGTGCAGGTGTATTGTTGCTCAAGTCGCAGACTACCAAGTAGTCATAGATAGCTCGTTTAGCAATCAAGTCAATCATCAAGCTGTTGCAAGTGTTGGTAATTTCGTTACGTGTGATTGTGTCATTAGGCTCAAACAAGTACAACTTACCAATCTCTTCCAAGCGTCCACGCAAGAAGCAGATCAAACGTGCAACGTTGATACGATCCAGTGCTGTGGTCACTGTGGTGCTGGTCTTGTTACCAAAGTTCACAATACCCACACCTGGGATAAAGGTAATTGGGTTGATGTTGCGCTCATACAAGATGTCACGTACTGACTGACTTACGCCAATCTGTACAAACTCGCCTGTTAGAGCATTGATGTAACCAATTGCTGTAGCATTGTCAATCACACCACGGCGTGTACCAGCTGGAGCCAACCATGGATAGCTCACTGCATCACTACGCAAAATAGTACGTACCATCATGTGGCTTGGTGGAACAACAACTGAGTTGCCGCTCAAGTCTGTGGTCTGACCGCTTGGGTAGAACACACCACAATAGTTACTGGTTGAACTATTTCCGTCCTCGGTAATCAAACCAAGACCGTTGTTGTTTGTAGCCCATTCAACCAAGCTGTTGCCATCAGGTCCAAGACGCATTGGTGTGTCGCCTACAACAAACAATGTATTGTTGCGCTCATTGCTGAGTGCAATCATGTTAGGTGTCAACTCAGGGTAAGCAGGGGTAGCAATAATGTTAAATCCATTTTGTTCTTCACGTGCTGCCAAGCTAGTATCAATACCACTCTTCATGGCTTGTACAACCAATTGACGCTGTGCCAAACGACCTGACCACATGCTGCCGTTGTCTTTGTTGCCACTAGCAGTTAACCAAGTGTTGGTAACTGCTGGCAATGTGTCATCTGGGAATGTTGTAGAGTTAAAATAGTTACTTTGGAAACTCTTAACATTGTAACCGCTGCGGCGTGTGTTAAACAACAACATACCTTGTGGATACAATGCAGGGTCTGGAGCATCCAAATCCAAATAGTTGCTGGTCAGCAAACTAACAATAGTTGGGAATGGGTCAGCCACAGGATCTGTTGTGCCGTTAGGTGCCCAACGTGCATCTGCAAACAAGATACCGTTTTCAGTGGTTTGATCTGTGGTATCAACTTCCACCCATTGATCAACACCACTCACTGCTTCCCAACGATACAACTTAGGATAATTTTCTAAATCACTGGTGTCAATCCACAAGTCGCCATATACCAATGGTGACTCAGCTGCGTCTGTTTGAGTAGTTGGTGCTGTTGCGCTGATGATAGGGCCAGCAGCATTGGTCAATGTCAAATCGTAACCACGGACATCATTAGAAACGTTTTGATATCCAAACCAACCGTTGCCATCTTTGATCATGATGTCTGCGTCACTTACAGAGCTGTAGTACCACAAGCGGCCATCAGCTGGATCTTGATCAGGTGCAGTGTCATTTGCAGTGTATGTGAACAACGGGGTTGATACCCAGTTACTCAATACCAATGTGCTTTGTGAAAGACGACTGTAACGAACTTTGTCAGTGTTAACTGTGAAGCCAGCAGCGGTCAACGGTGTGCCAGCTCCAGCGGTCAAGTTGATTGTACCACCTTGACTGTGTGTAAACACAATGTTACCTGCGCTGTTAACGCTTGCAGAAACATATGGCACATTGGCAGCACTGACAGCAGCAATAAAATCAGCTACTGTGCCAGTGCCGCCAATGGTTACTGTACTAACAGGACTCAAAGTGCTTGAACCAGCAACCGTAGCTTCAATAGTGAATGTGTTGCCTGGAGTAAACGCAGTTCCAGTTGGTGTTGTAGTACCCGTAACTTCTAATGCACCAAGTGCATAGCGTTCCAAAATTTCAAATCCAAAGTTTGGTGTAACACTTGATGTTGTTTCGTAACCTTGAGCATTGATCAGTGTATATGTTGTGCCAACTGGAACATTCTTACCACCACCACTGGGGTCAAGTACTAAGTTCGCAGCAGCATCGCCGGTGTAAGCCAATGACTGCTGACTTACCCATGCACCCAATGCATCGCTGTATTTTTTAACACTCAAAGCCATGCCGTTGTTGGCTGGACTGACGTTGTTCCATACAGATCCAGTAGGTGCTGGGCTAGTGTCAGTGGTTCTCCAACGTGGGCTTTGGTAGCTGTAGCTAGGAAGGTAACGTGGTCCATTGTACTCACCAGTTGTGATACCTAGCGCAGTCAACAATGCTGCACCGTTGTTTGGTCCTGGATCAACTGTGACAACACCGCCAGAACCAGTAGATCCGTCGTTGGTAGCATCAGAGTCAGCATAAATTGCCAATTTGCTACTGATTACAGCGGCAGTTACGCCTGGGATTGCAGCATTGTTAATAGCTGTAGCAAAGCCAGCCACAGTCAATGCTGTGCCGCCTGCACCAACTGTGACCAAGCTGTCGTTCAAATACAAGTTGTAACCATTTGTCAAACTAGCAGGGCTGTTTGTGCCAGTCACTGCTGGCCAAGAATTTTTCCAGTCATCAGTACCAATACGGACCCAAGTATTGTCACTGTTTTTGTAGTAACCTGGATTGAATGTACTCACTGCACTTACAGCATAGTCACCAATGCTACCAATAGTGTCTAATGGTGTGTAATCTTCGTTTGCATAATCAACTACATCGGCAGTATCAACAATTACAATTGGCGTTTTCACTGTGAAAGTGCTGGTGCTTTGGTTCCATTCTTGGATTCCCCAAACGCTGTTTGTGCTGTCAAGCCAGTATGTTCCGTCGGCAGCAGTGCCAACTGGGCGAGTCAAACTAGCAGTAAGTTCTGTTAAGTCAATATCAACACGTTGTACATAAGCACGATTTGTTACACCCAATGCACTGTATGCCGCAAGCAAACCGTATTCATTGAGTTCATAACCATTGATAGGTGTACCAGTTGTGGTATTATAGAAGAATGGCACGCCAAAAGTAGCTGCCAAATCACGTTGACTGGTGATAAGATATGTTTTGTTAGCGTTGGCAGCAAGTGTGCCAGCAGCAACAGTTATGCCATCGCTAGATACTTTGTTTTGTGCAGTTGCGACAACAAAGTAAGGTACTGTGTTAACGGCTGAAGGGATATATTGACTCTCGTCAATTACTGTTACTTCTACGCCTGGAGATACTAGAGCCATAGTGGGTTCCTTTTCAAGTTACTGATATTTATAGGCTTTTGCCAAAAACGGTGTTCTACACTGCCCTTTGGCAAAGGTTCACCAATAAATACACCATGAAACGCCCACTTTGCAAAGCCTGTTCACAAAGACCCTGTGCTGTGAACTATATCAAGGACGGTATTACCCACTATCGCAGTCGTTGCGAGACTTGTCAGCGCAAAGGCAAGAGCATAAAGAAGAGGACTCCACGTTGGGAGTCCTCGGGCTACAAGAAAAAAATGGTCTGCGACAAATGCAACTTCCGTGCTAGATTTTCTGCACAGATGTTAGTGTATCATGTTGACGGAAATCTAGGAAATACTGACATCAGAAATCTCAAATCAATATGCAAAAACTGCGAAGTTGAGCTGTCTAAGAGTGATCTTCCTTGGCGTCAGGGAGACCTTGAACCAGATGTTTGACTTGATTATACAAGTGATCCAGTGTGCCATTGTTATCTAAAATTTGATCAAACTCTGTTCCGATCCAGCTATATTCACTGGCATGTACTCCTAGTTTATCTAGTTTAGCTTTGCTCAAACTCCACTCAGCATTGCCATTGGGACCACGATTGTATGCCACAGCAGCCCGATACCACTCAGGTTCAGGTCCACGCCTAATACGCACCACAATGCCCCCGGCAGCTTTGATAGCTCGGATCTCGTTGGGGAATCTACAGTCTGTTATAACAACATCATCTGTGGTGTTACGCAGTTTATTTTCCAAGCTGGCAATCCAAATATCGTCATGGAATCCTGATCTTAGCACGTTTGTACCCCATTGCTGTAGTACCCAACGTGGGGTAAGTTCAGGCATATTCAAGCGGGTTGCCCACCAAGTGTCAACTTGTTCACGCCATTCGCGACTGTGTTTTGTACGCCCTTCCAGCATGGTTCTGTCCCAGCCAAATACTTGGGCCACTGCGTCTTTAAGAGTATTTGCAAAACTTTCTCTACGAAAGTGATGCAAATTTACAAGATAATCTGCCGCAGTATCTTTGCCGGCACTGATAAGACCACAAATTCCAATGATCATATTTTTCCTTGTTAGAGTTTGAGCCATCGATCTATTAGATCTTTTTTTATAGGTAGTATCTCAAATAAATTTTCGTTCCTTGAGCGATCTAATATAAAATTATATATTAAAAAATCTGGCCATAGTGTTTGTTTACAAGTACCGTTAAAGTATGTTTTGATTTGAGATACATTGTATCCTAGTGCAGTACATCTATCAAGCATTTGATTTAAATCATCTCGATATTCCATTGGTATAACTTGTATGCTCAACTGCTCTGGTCCAAACAATACATTAAAGCTAATTTTTTTAATGTTGTAAGTGTTTTTTAGATGCACCAACGTTTCTTCAAGGAACCAAATGTTTAATGCACTCACAGTAATATTGATATAGTGAGATATTCCACTAGCAATGATTGTTTCAAGATTCTTGCTAACAACTTCCCAGTCTGTGCCAGACCGTATATGTTTAGCACGATCTTGTACCGCATCAATACTGAGTTGCAGTTGCAAATTAGGAAAATTTTTCCAAAAGGAAATCAAATCTAATTGCTTGTATTTTAAATTTGTGACGTTAGTTGAAATACGTATAGCAACATCAGTATGTCCTATAGCCAGCAAGTTTTGCAACACCTCCACATGCTCTTGAGTCATTGTAGGCTCACCGCCGGCTATAACTACAGTTTTGAGCGTAGACAAATTTAATAATTTTAGTTTGTCTAATACTTGGCTGTCCTTGGTTATTGCTATTGTAGGACCAAACTCTTCTTCCCACTTTGAACTAAAGTGCGGGCCACAACTTCTGCAAGCCAAATTACAAATGTTGTTTGATTTGACATTTATTTCTTGTATTTTGACTTTGTTAAAATCAGTTTGATACTGGTCAAAACCATTAGCTGCACTTTTTCCAGTTTCTAAAAAACTATAGTGGCATTTTTTACAACCGTGGGGAACTTTTCCAGCAAGAAAATCATTACGCTCTTTCTCAAATGTGTTTTCAACTGGTGTTTTTATGTCCCGAAGATCTTCAAGTTCAAACAAACAGCACGGGCCAACTTGACCGCTAGGCTGAAGTGCCACGCTTACCCAAGGAGCCTTGCATATAAATTTTGAGTCACTCATTTTAATTCTGTAACTTTGAGATGTGCAAGTGTATTTTGTAGCATGCCAATTTGTCTGCGACAGTCTTCTAGTGCATGGTGACTTGTGGGAGGGATTGGCTGGTCAGGCCAAAGTGAAAATACTGTACGACTATCACGCACCATGTAGTATTTCCAAGGCAACGGTTTGTTGTAACTCTTATAAGCATGCTCTAAGATGTTCATGTCGTATGTAGGTCCTTGGGCCCAAATCAGTTTGCTGTGCCAAATTAATTTGCCTAATTCATCTAGAGCTTGATCTAGCGGAATACGATTTTCTTCTGCAAATGCTTCGTCGCGAATTACTGATGGTTGGGTAGCCCACCAATCAATTGTGCCTTGCTCAATTTTACGATTTTCTTGGCTTTCCAATGTTACCCTAGCGTAGTATGATTGTTCATAAATCCCTGAGCCGAACGGATCAAAGGCTTGGGCAGCTATAGTGAGAATAGTAGCATCTGGGCCAGTTGCTAGCCCTTCAAGGTCGATCATCAAGTGCATACTGCATTGTAGCAGAACTTAGATAATATGTCAATTATCCAATTACCCAAGTTAGTGGTTGACTTGCATCTACATACATCTTGAGTTCTTCAATCTTAGCAGCCATTTCTTCTTTGGCTTCGGCTTTCATGGCTGCACCGTTCAAACTGCCGCCACCTTGTGGGCCAGCGATTGTAGCAAACTTTTCACGTGCTTCACCAATGATCATTTTACAGTTGGCCACCATGTAATCGCGGATCCACTGCCCAATTTGATAGTCACTCAGTAACTGCACTTCGGGTTTGAGCTGGTAAGTCCAAAGCAGGACATTTTCGCCAGTGCCTTTGGGGTCACGAATTAGTTGTAGTTTCTTTGTGACTGGGTTCCAGGTATAGTTCATGTACGCACCAAACATACGTCCTGCTAGCTCAACATACTGGCTGTAGAAATCATAAGTGGCTAGGCCGCCCGCTGTGTTAAAGTTCATCAAGTAAACGTTGATACTGGCCTGTGCAAATGGATCAAAGTTTGATGCAAAGGGACCAGTGGCATCACCAAATGTTCTACGGAATACTTGGCGTACACTGGCAACTTCTTGGGGCAGTGTATAGATGTTAACGTCCCTGATCAGTTCCATGAAAATGTATGCTTCTTCATAGGCATTGTTTGCTCGCTGACGGTACACACCTATGGTTTTTTGATAGGCAGCTTCGTAGTGCGCAGGGTCTAGTTCAAGATCAATGATTTGATCAGCCAGCTGAAGTTTGACATATTCTATCAAATTTTGCTTCAACTGTGGTAGTGTATTTTCAGCCATAAGGAACTCCAGTGCTGTATTTATTTTAAGCAGGCACTATCGGAATCAAGCCTTTGCGCACTGGGGCAATGGTGTAGAGTTTCTTGTCAGAGTTTACTGGGCAAAATTTACAGTGGGGTATGGGATTATCAAGATTTGCCAGGAATTCACTGTGATAAGAATCGTAGTTTTCCACTGTTAAAGGCTGATAGCTGTGTAACATAGCACGATCTTCGTCACTGATATCCAAGGGCATTTGCAGATCAAATTCGGGTAGCAGTGCTACAGGTCCGCATTTGTATAGTTGGGCTTTGATGAAATGATAGCTTTTCCATTGCACAAATCCGCAGCCATCGTGTGCTTCTTTTGGATCGTTGTTGAATACTGTGTACCTTCCAGGGCTGGGGTTTTGCATAGCCGCAGTGGTAAAACTGTTTTGATGATACACATTGATAAACACACCATTTTGATCACTGTACTGGTAATCACAGTTCCACTGTTCGGGGCGGTGTGTGTTCTGCTCAACTTTGCCTTGTAAGAATTGGTGTATGTCTTCTTGCAGTTTTGGCAAGTCATCAAGGTTGTGCAAGCTCACTGCTAAACTGTTTCTTCCCCCATTACGAGGTCTAGCGTGTGCAATAGCATCATACAAACCACGGCATTGGCTTAGGCGAGTGCCGTTTGTCAGTACCTGTACTTCAATACCAAACGCATCATTGAGTCCCAGTATCCACTCAGTCAAAGTGGGATTCAAAGTGGGCTCGCCGCCCATGATGGTTATTGCTTTGAGGTCGATCAGTTTGCCCCACTGTTTGTATTGGTCAGCATAATCGCTCCAACGTTGCCAACCTTTGAAGTCGAAATTGTTGAAGCGATTACACTGATCACAAGTTAGATTACATACGTTGGTGATGTATACTTCGATTTTTTTGAATACTGGCTTGGTCATTATGACCAATATTTACCAAGCCTTGAGCACCACCAAGTTCTCTGTGCCTCGAGCATTCCATGCAGTTTCTGTAGTAGTAAGTTCTTTGAAGATCTTACGTGCCGCTGGCTTGCCTGCTGCCTGCACTGCTTTGATCACGTCCTGTGGTTTGCGCACAGTTTTTTGCATGGTCTCCACAGTACTGAATCCAATGATGCTGTTGCTTTTGACTGTGAATGCCTGAGTATGACTGTCAGCCACCAAGTGAATCAATTTGCGCTTCTTGGTATCATACAACCAAGCCTCTGCTTTGTCCACAAGACTTGCAGCCGGTAAACCTTTGAGTTTGAGTTCAGCAAACTCTACAATGTGTTTGAATTTTGCGGCGCGTTTTTCTGGAGGAACTGCTTTGACCTTGCGCGGTTTGCGTTCAACTTTCTTGATCTGCACGTATGCACCGCAGTCATTGATCACTGCTTCACAAAACTTGACTACATTGCGCATTTGGATCTTGCTTAGATGACTGTAGCCTTC